GAATGTGAGGGCAGAACCCATTGATGCGAACTTCTGGAGGGGTCTTGTGGACCCATCCGGAAGCTTCGCCCGGTGACTGCGAGTTGACCAAATGAACTCCCACAAGTGGGGGTATCGCTTGGTCATCAAGCGCACCAGATACCAGTGAACACGATCGGAGGCTTCCGACAGATCTAGAGTTGCCAGAGACTGGTCAACACTAGCTTTCTGAGCGAGAGCCTGGTTCCGTTCTTGTTCTTGGAAACCAAGGACCTTTCTCAAGGGTCCGGAGTCAACCTCCTGGTAGATCTCACGCTTGAGACCCTGCTGAGCGTACTGAACGCTCGAGGGCTCGATCGCAATGATCCGAGGAGTTGACATGGTTTTCGGCACGGAGATCACCCTAACGGGAATCTCCTGATCAATGGGCACGAGCGCGGGCTGGGAGGCGGGCCACTCACTGTTGTGGGTGTAACGCCAGTATGGAAAGACACTTTCGAGCCTTTCCGTCCAATACGCATAGTCTCTCTTCTCCAAGGGAGAGAGAGATTCTGCGACGGACCCCGGACCGTGCTTGGGGATGAGTTCGTAATTCGCGATCTGACGATCGAGTTTCCCGAACAGGTCCCCAAAGAGCTTCTGAGAAGTAGCGCAAAACTGGTTTGCGCGATCCTGGTCGATTCGACCAGGCAACCCAAGAAGCTCATCGTCGGTGTGGACAAACTGTTGAAAAGCAGCGTTCACCCTCTCGGGTGTACACTCCATCTCAACCTTGTGGGTCAAGTAGCAAACTTGACGCACTGCCCAGATACAGTCTGTATCTGGACTGTCCAACAGCTGGCCATTCTTGTGAAAGATACGGATGACGAAACCTCGCATAAAAGCGGGGAGACGTCCGTGCTTCTGGAAACCCAGAGGCGCGTGATCCGGCCAATGTCCGAGAGCTAGTCCTGTTTCCAGGGCTTTCGCGAACTTTGGCAGGGTGATAGTGAGAAAACTATCACCTTCATCTTTCCACCGTTCCTCGATGTAAGTCACATCGAGGTCGATGCCGATCGAGCAGAGCTGCGCCACTGAGCGCAGCGTTGCTTGGTGGAGAGTCAGTAGGCTTTTCATCCTGCCCCTTTCAGGGTCGGGGAGTCCTGC